CGTTAATGGTTCCAATAGTGGCACCGCCGCCAGCGGTTGCCGCCTTTAGCGTTATAATACCCGCATTGACTAGCCCGCTACCCGCCGTCAGTACGGTTATGCTTTCTATAAAGCAAATATTGGTTGCGACCGTATTAACGTAGGTTGTGCCGTTTAGAGTTACTGTTTCTGTGAACGGTCCTGCGCCTGTTTGATCGAAATATTCTATTTCTACAGTCCTAGCGCCCGTACCCGCCGCTGTATCGTTAGCGCTTGCGCTTGCAATGCTTCTTTGCGCGTTTGTTGTTTGTTCTGTGTAGACTGTTCGGGCAACTGTTTTTTGCGTCAACGATGCAGATGTTATGTCGCCAAAAGAAAAGTCTGAACCAAAGCCAGTTAGCGCGGTAGTGACTAGTCCCCCAGTTCCGTCCACTTTCAAATAGGATAGAGCGCCATCTGTAGATCTCTTACCGACCAATGCCGGAGTGGCGTCGACGCCGACCGATGTGTTACCTTCTTGCTGTTGCAAAGGGTTATAACTTATCTGGGCGTTAGCAATGTTTGAGATAAGAAATAGCAAAAGAAACAGTTTCACTTCTTGCCCTTTCTTACAATTGGCTTCGGCTCAAACTTTCCTTCTACTGTTTTTTCTTCCGCCGGCGGTTTTGTCTGAAGTGCTGCATTAATTTTTTCATGCGTTTCTGCCAGCCAGTTAAAGCCTTGAGCAAAGGCTAAAACTTCTTCGCCCTCTAGCTCCCATTTTCCTTTTTTCATTGCGGAAAGAATTATTTTTAGACGGGCGATATCGGTAGCTGAAACTTGAATGGTGGCCATCAAAATAAACCCTCATGTAAAAGTGCGACGGAGTAAGTGTTTAAGTTTACCCGCCGCACTTATAAACCGCTAGAAATTAAGCTATCTGAAGAACTCTTACATCTGCTGTAGCGCCTTCTGACAAAGCTTTAAGCGCTAAGTCTGGACCTAATTCATCAGACCATGTTGCGCCGCCGGCAACTCGGATACCGTTAGCCGCTGTAACAGTTCCAAAGCCAAGATAGATTGCCTGGTTATCAAGATTTTGAACTATAACTTTTCTGCGACCAGCAAGCGGGGATGCAAACAAAGCGGTACCGCCGGCAGTGTTTGGGATAGATACGGCTGCGTTAGAGATTGCGACGTTAGGTGCGGTGTTAACCCACAAACGGCGGTACAAGTCGGAGACGTTATCGGCTCTATCATTGTCAGCCATGCCTGTTGAAACAAGTGCGCCGGCTATTGCGCGAGCGCCGACTTTAATTGGATTGCCGCTGTCTGCTGCTGAATCAGCAACGTCGCCGCCGATAACTGCATTTGTCCACAAGCGACCAAGGCTGTCTAATTTCAAGGAACCATAATCGCCGTCAGCGTTGCTAGACGACAAAGTGCTTTGCTGAACACCGAGGATGTATGTACCAATGTCGCCTGATACATGCGCGGAATCTTCTGCTTTATCTGAACCAGTTATAACGGAAATGTCGGCAGCGACTCGCAATTCGCCGGCTGCATTAACTGAAAGTGGGGTATAGTCGCCGTTGTCTGAAACTAAAGATCCGCCGGCGTCGCTTCGTACTGCTAAAATTTGCTGGCCTTTGTCGCCTGAAACGTGAGCGGTATCTTCGTCGTAGATACCTAGGCCAGTTGATCCAGCGATGTTTACGTCAAGAGCTTCTACGCCGCCTAAAGTTGTAGAAGTAAGTTTCAGTGTTGCATGTAGAAATGCTGCAATGGAATCGCCGTCGCTTGGTGTAGTGGCATCATAAACTAACTTATCTTTACTTAAACCCATTTTAAAACTCCTAGTAAGATTGAAATTTCAAATAGCTCAATCGGAATATTTAGGCGGGCCTTAAGACCAACTTTCAATTTCAACCACTAACCCAGTGACCGGACTTTGAAAATAAATTGTCCTAGCGGTAGAGGCAGCAAATTGAGGGGATTCATAAACCGAACCAGAAGGTATCGTTAACCCCATTGTCCCCGAAGTTCCGACTGTATGAGCAAGTAATATTTTACCACCACTTCGCCCCTTAATCATAAACTGGCGAGTTCCGGCGCTAAAGGTATGTGATTGTTCGACATTGGCTGAAGCGATAATAGCATGTTCTACCTTAGGAGTATCAAGCGGCGATCCTGTAGAAATTACCCCGCCCGAACCTTGTAACAAATAAAACTTATTATCATTAGGATCGTAAACAGCGACAGGTAGGCCGCCGTCTAAACCTAAATCAGCGGTTTGCCCGTTTAGAAGACTTCCTTTTAAATCTACAGGGAAGTCAGCAACTACCGTTATGTAGACGCCGAACTCAACTGTTCCGCCGGTTACAATTACTTCAGCGATAGGCTTATTGTGGATGCGCGGAACTATGATTCTGTTTGTCGTGCCGACATCGGCGTCTGTTAGAAGTTGGTGGCTTTGAAGATTATATCTTTCAGAGTCTTGAACTGTTCCTGAAGAAGTGTCGAAGTAGTTTACTTTTAGAGTCGCGCCCGCGCTTATGTTCTTTATGAATACCGATGACAGAAGAGAGTTACCTCTAATCATCATCTGTACTTCATATGTTCCTGGGCCTCTAGATTCTAACTCTAAAAGTTGGCGGGTTTCAAATTGGTCTAGGTTTAAGACTGTGCCGGCCACTTACTCCGCCCTTCCTGAAAATTTAAAGGAGGGGAACCAGTTTCCCAGAACCCCTCCAATAATACTATACAGAGATGATTAGCTTAAAGAATGTTTCGACCAAGTACTACTGAAGTTTCTCCAGCTCCTTGCTCGTGACCTTGGAAATCACCTCTCCACCAAGAAGCGAGCAACCAACGATCTCCTGGAGGTGTTGGGTCGACCGATGCGCGTACTCTAATTGGGCGACGAACACCCCAGTAGAAACGTGAACGGTTTACAAGCAACGCGCCTGAGAAAGTGTTTGGACCTGCAAGAGTGTTTGCACCTGTTGCAGACAAATCGTCTCTCATAAATTCAGAGATAACGATTGGAATACCGTCGAGCGCAGATAGTGCACCGCGAAGGATAGTCGCCATTTGACCGAACTTCTCAACTGTTGTGACTTCAGGGAGTGACAACATTTGCTGATAAACTTTGCTTGATACGATCCATGTTAGGTTACGCTCGGAAACTCCGAACTTGCCCATCAAAGCCCGCATTGCGCGAAGGTTAGCAACTGAAACTGCTGCTGCTGCAAAGTTGACTGTTGCGGCGTTAGCAAGAGCTTTTTTACGCAAGCCCTTCCAAGTTGTACGAGCGTCGATAACGCCAGTAACGTCGTTGTCCATGTGTGTGCCGCTGTCGTCTCCGTTAAGGATTGCGGTTTCCCACGCGCGAAGTTGTGCTTCGGTTACTTCTTGACGAACGAGAGAAAGAATCTGTGGTGCAGAGTCTTCGTTTAGTTCTTCAGGAAGCGCCATGCTCTCAACTAATTTCTTAGCAAGCATTGTAATTTTGCCTGTTCCGAAGTTAGCGTTAGCAATGTTCACTGCCGGTGTATCGCCTTCAGCTTGACGGCGAGCAATAGTTACATCTGTTTGAATTGGCAAGTCGTAAGGGCTTGAAGGCATGTTCATAGATTTGAATTGATCTACGACTTGCTTATCAAGTTCGAACTCTTCGATGTACTGAGAAGATACCATAGTTGGAACCCACTCATCACCGCCGCCAGTAACAGTTGATCCGAATGCTTTGAAACGTGGAGCCAAGACTTCACGAGCAAAGTGCGATCCGTCCATAATGCCTTTAACGTGAGCCATATGGTCGCCGTTGTCTCTAGATTCGCCGTGGAAAATCTGTTGAGTAAGGCGAGAGATATCGAAATCTTCTTTAAGTTGACGAACAAGGTGCTTAAGTTCTGTTGGAACTGCTGCATACTTTTTATCGCCAGTGTTTACTTCAAGAAGTTGCTTAACGGATTTTGCGCCGAAATAACGAAGTGCTCTTTGCTCGTCACTGGAGCCGCCTTGTGGACGGTATCCGCCGGACGCCGCCGCAATTGCGGTAGCTGCATCTTCTTCGGATTTCTTAGCAGAAGCTTCCGCTTTAGCAACCCGGTCTTCTAGGGCCTTGATTTCTTGTTCAGTCAATTTCATACCAGAAGTCTCCTAAGTAAAATTAGTCTGGATTGTTATAAATAACCGGGTTTAACAACCCAGATTTTTAAGTCGTAAATTTAAATCGCTAAGACGCTTCTCGGCTTGGTCTTCCGTTTCAGGTTTAACAACCGTCTCGGTAGATTCTTCTTGACCTTTAGATGTGTCTTCAGATGATTGTACGGAACTTTGGGAAGTTATTCCATCAAATTTGCTGGATAGCTTCTGGATCTCGTTGATTAAAGCCCCAAGCAAGACGTTCGTTTGCTTGCTGGACTCCAAAAACGGATTGCCAAAGTCATCTTCTGCCGGCTCCGTTTTAATCGGAGTCGTAGGAGGCTGAACGCTTTGAGCTGCTTCATCTACCTGTTTTACGAACGAGATAATTTCCGTCGCGTTTGTAAATGTAACGGGGCCGCCTGGGAACTTATCCAAGCTTTCAAATAGGACGGCAAAAGTTGCCGACTTACTTTCCGGGGTCAACTGGCATTTGCCTTCCTCTTGGCATTTTGAAATAGCAATAGCGACGGCTTCGTCTTGCTCCTTGCCTTCAGCCAAAAGCTTAGGGACCATAGCACTAACGCAATCTTGGAAGTCGGCTTTTAACTTGGCGTCGTTTCCGTCGCCGTCTGCTGCATCTGTTTCGCTAGGTTTTTCATCATCGCTTCCCGCTGCTGTTCCTTCAGCTTCGCTTGCGCCCTCTTTTCCAGCTTCTTCAGAGTCTCCGCTATCCGCGCTTTCTGTTTCTTCTGTTTCTTCAGTATCAGTGCTTGCTTCTTCAGAGTCTTGTTCGGTTTCTTCACTTTCGTCCCCTTTGAGAGCGGCTAGAAGTTCTTCCTGAACGGCGTCGGTAGTGCCGCCGTCTTCTAGTTTAGAAAGGGCTGCCTCTAAAATTTCTTTTAGATTCGCCGCTTTAACGCTAGAGCGGATCGCATCTTCGACTTCTTTAGTAAGTTCCTTGTCGCCGGCCAGCATACCTAGAACGTCATTAACATCTAATCCGAGAACTTCCGCTACAGAATAAATGTTGCCTTTGCGGTTAGGTGCTGCCCCTAAGATCTCTTCCATTGCGGCGGCTTTGTCTGCGCCCTTGGCTTTTAGGATCTCAGACTTGATTTGATGAAAAGATTTACTGGTCATCGACTTAGCGGATAGTTCAAACAAAGAATCCTGGTTCATAGGTACGCCAACGATTGAGACTTCAAAGAGTTCTGCCTTTGAAATCTTTCTGATCGACTTACCGTCATGCTCTACTATGTCAGACTCTTTAGGGCTGAACCCTACTGAGAAAGCTTTTAGGATTCTTTCTTCTACCAAGTCCCGGACCATCTTTATTAGCGGGGCTTGGGAGTTGGACATTTTGACCTTGAGGAAAAGTCCTTCATCGGTAGCCCGAACTTCAGTTGCTTTACCGACGGGAGTGCCGCCGAGAGTATCCATACCGTGATTGAATAGGATGATTGGATTCTTTTTAAAGTCTATTGTCGCTTTGTTGGCAAAGCCTTCGATAACAATTTCTTTACCGACTTGCTTAATGTCAAAACTATCTTTGCAGACTAGCTTAGTGACATTTTTATCCGACTTCTTGGTTTTCATGGTATCTCCAATTTTTCCCCAGGAGGGATTAATATCAAGCTGCATCTGCAATTTATAACTTCGCCAGCGTCGCCGGCGTTAGTGTCTCTCGGATGGGCAAGCCCGTTACTAAACTTCTCGTCGGCGTCTATGACTTCGCCGTTTACCTGGGCGTGAGAGTCCCGGACCCTTGAATCGCCGGCAGACATCCAGCCTTTTTTAAGCCCAGGTATGACTTCCGCTGCATTTTTCATAGCGGCGGCCTGGCCTATTGAGACAGCGGTTAAGGTTTCCGTTCGCGCAATCGTTTCGGCTTTGCCGGCCAACTGCCCCGGTGTTCCCAGGGAGTCAGCCACCCGCCGCATGATCGCCGTTATCGACTCCCCTGCCTCTTGCCCTTTAGCTATCTCGCCAATGATTCTATCAGTGTGTGTCTTAGATATACTAGAAAACGACTCCAACCCCCTAGCGGAAAGTGAAGCCCGCCGTTTATTTGAGTCTCTTGCCCTAAGGACTTCTACTTCAATCCTTGCCGCTTCATTGAACACGAACTCTAGTTGCTGGTCATAGCCGACATCGACAGACTGTTTTAAAGTCTTGGCAATTACGTTCTGCCACTCTTCCTCGAACTTAGAAGCGAAAGCTTTCTCAATTCGGCGGGCAAGGTCTTTGTTGTCTGCCTTAGTGCTCCAAGCGGCAACATGCTTAAGCCCTTTAACAGAATCAAGAACAACATCGACGGCAGTGCTAGTCATGTCGACCAATAGATCGACCGCACTTTTCGAGAGTTCTCCTATAGTACGTTCTTCCTCGTCCATCAGTTGCTTGACCATTACGGTACGAAGTTCCTCCATCTTTGGAGTGAACGTCATCTTCGTACGCCCGGAGGTAAGGGCTAAAGTCTCTTCCTCTACCTCGGCGGCTTGAGGTTCTTCTTCCTTTGGTGGCAAAGCTCCGGGGGCGGGGCGTCCAAAAGGATTCGCACTAGCGCGAGTAACGACCATAATATGCGGAAGATCTGCATCGGGGGCCTCAATAATTTCTTTCTTCCAAACGTCTTGACGTACTTCATTGACTGAAAGTCCTGCCGCTAACATCTTGATAGCGGTTTCAGCTTTCTTCATCAGGTCATCTTTAAGAGCTTCGACACCGCTTAAATCAAACTGGAAGAAGACGCCTTCGCCTAATTCCTTCTGGAAGAACTTAGAAAGGGTTCCTTCAATGAATTTCATTGACGGGATAAGAGTGGATTCCCAGAAATTGCGTAGAGCAATCTTAAACTCTTCGCTGCCGAGACTGCCAGCAGTTTGAAGCCCTAGCTCATGCTTAGGTATTTTTAGCAGTCCGAGAATCGTTTCACGGTTTTGATTGATATGATCGATTAACTTTTGATCTGACAGAGAATGTGTAAGCGTTGTCGCTGTAACACCTTTAGGCAAGATCAATGTCCGGCGCATGTTCTTTCGACCTTGATAGGCCATCTCGAACGAGCGCAATTGACGTAAAGCGACATCTTCGTTAACAGTGCGGTCAAGTGATAACGCTAGGCCAGGAGTTGCTTGCTTCTGATAGAACGCATTTAAGTAGTCAGTGCTGTATCGGTTAAAGAGAATCGACTTTCGACCTGGGATAAAAGGCGAAAGTCCCCAAAGGAGACTGCTAGGATTTGGCCGGCGCACATGGGCAATCTGTTTAACGTCGAAAGTCTGAAGCCTGGTCAGACTCATGCCGCCTGAATCTTCATTGGCGGCGGTAATGGTATAGCTTCTGACTGCGCCCTTATTGTCAAAGTCCATCATAATGTTTTCAGTGGACAAGGTAAGGATCTGGCCAGTGCGCGGCGCGTGCCACATAACAGCATTGCCCATCAGAGTAAGTTCAACAACAGTGTTATACATCCACTGCGAATAGTCTTGCCACTGGTTCGGCTGTTCAAGAAGTGTGTTTAAAGGATGGTCCATGAAGGGTTCGGTGATCTCTTCACCGCCCTTAACTACAGTCTTCATAACTCTAAGCGGTTGGGAACTGATCTTATTGGCGACAAGATCGGTCCCAATGAAAACCCAGTCTTCTGAAAAGAAGAGAGACTTAAGAGTAGTGGCATCTAGGAAAGCTTTTACTTCCGGCGACCACATTTCATTAGCGGCATCGTTACCGCTGTTGGCAGTATCAAAAGACTTTTCTACTAGATTAGACATCTCGCTAGAAAAGGAAGACGGAACTACTTTAGCTTCTTTGATTTCCTGTTCCATTATATTCCTTTAATCGTCTTCATCGGCTAAATCTTTGTACCAGCTATCGACGGTCATCTTCTGCTGTGGCAAGTCTTCAAGGAAGTTAAGCTTAAAGTCTTGCGAGTATTCTTGCGCGGCCATGTTGGCTAACATCAGACTCGACACAATGTCGTCATGCATCCCCGAAGGAGCTGAGTACCTGGCATTACCTAGTTCATTGGTAATGACCGTATAACTTTCAAGCTCCATAATCAGTTCAGCCCAGTTGCAAATGACAATGGCTCTCGTTTCAAAAGCCATCATGAGCTGATTAACCATTGCGGCTTTTGACGCACTGGTAAATATCACTCCGTCGAATGGCACTGAAAGTTGTGCCATCATGTCATCAATCGCTTCGCCAACACCAGTACGGTCATGTTTTATATTGATAACATTCTTAAACTTTTTGATGAATTTATAAAGCTCTTTTAATGCCTCGACGTAGCCTATGCCGTGAAAGCGCATAAAGCCGACCATCTGGGGTTTGCCGTCTACCATCGAAAGTGCAGTGATTACAGTATAGTCTTCTTTCTTAGCCCAGTCGATACCGAGAAAGACAGAGAGTTCTTTTGCGTTGGGAGATATCCAATGCTGCACTGCGCCGTCGGCTAGAATCTCTGGTCCTTGGATACATTCTCTGAATCCAATGAATACTGATCCGTCATCCATAAAC